GACCCATTTGTACCACGCGGGAAAGGGCTGCCAGCACCTGATCCGGCAGCACCTACTGTTATTGAAAAGGCACTTTCAGTAATGGTGAAGCCGCTAGCTGCTCTATACCCGCCTGCACCGCCACCGCCACCACCGTCGCCGCCGGCACCTGCGCCACCAGCAATAACGAGGTATTGCGCCACCGCATCAGTGCCAAGGGTTGTGACGGTGAAAGTCGCAGACGAATTAAACGTATGGACCTTGTAGTCACCGTCGGTGGTTATAGTGCCGCCAGTAGCAACGGTATATGCAGTGCCGGCAAATTCCAGCGTATTTATTTTCTCTATGTTATCATCAGTTAAGGTATTAACCTTTTCGATGTCAGTTATACCAATCGTGCTTAGTTTTTCAATTTGATTTGCCATTACGCATGCTCAATAACGTCCATACTTGGATTTATGTAGACAACGTCGGGTGATAACGCGACGCCTACAACTAGGACAAACGCCCCGTCCGTACTTGGTGCTGTATGAGTCATAGCTCCTGCCGTTTCTGATAAATAAAGAGTCGATCCAGCAGTCCATGCCCAGGTATCGTCACGAATAAATCCCTGAAGCAATATTGTTCCCGTAGCAGTATCACTAATTGCAGCAGGCGCAATTCCTAATACCCTGGCAGTAGCATAGGCACTCGCATCTGCCTCAACCACTTCTTGCGTTGTAGTATGAATGCATACCAAATCAAATGCCGATATTGCCCCACCAGCCAACATTTGCGCTGATAGTCCTGTATAGGTATGGTCGGCTCCCGCAAGCAACGGAGTTGAAATATTCACAGAACTTGCATCTGAGAGACTTAAATTACCAGCTATCGATACGTTTGTCGTTCCTGTAGGAACAGTAAGAACATCAGCATCAGCATCGTTCTTGATTGTTACATCATTGGTGCTTCCCTGACCTGTTAGAATTAATCCTTCTGAAGAGGTGTAGCCTATCGCTGCCTTATCACTAGCAGCAGTATCTCCTAGTGGCTGAAACGTCGCATCGGTAACGATTTCTTTTACTGCACCGATACCACCGTCAGTCTGGATAGACCCAGTGGTTCCACTGGTGCTGTCTGTAGTATCGTCAGTGCGGATAACACCCTTAAATGTAGCGCCTGTGGTACCTGTAGGAACAGTAAGAACATCAGCATCAGCATCGTTCTTGATTGTTACATCATTGGTGCTTCCCTGACCTGTTAGAATAAGACCTTCAGCAGAGGTATATCCCATTGCTGCGTTGTCACCAGCAGCAGTATCGCCAGCTGCGTTAACAGTAGCGTCAGTGAAAATATCTTTAACTGCGCCAATACCACCATCTGTTTGTAATGAACCAGTTGTGCCACTGGTGCTATCTGTTGCATCATCTGTGCGAATAACACCTTTAAATGTAGCGCCTGTGGTCCCTGTTGGGACTCCAAAAACTTCACTATCGGCATCGTTTTTAATTGTTACATCGTTGGTTGAACCTTGACCCGTGAGGATAAGACCTTCCGCAGAGGTGTAACCAACAGCGGCACTGTCCGCAGCAGCAGTATCCCCATCAGGCTGGAAATTAGCGGCTGTGATATCTCCCGAGGCATCTAAAGTTGATAACTGTAGATTAGAAACAGCGTCGTATACAATGGCTCCGCTACCCGCGCCGTCACAGTAAACAGCGGTACTCTTGCCGTTTTGAAGGGTGATGTTGGCCCCGGAACCTTGGGTGAAGATTAGACTATAAGGGCCACTAGATCCCGTATCTGTTGTCGCATTTTCAAAAATAAACCATGCCGTTGTAGTGTTTGGAGCAATGGTTATCGTACAAGTCTGGGCTAATGAACCCGTAAACTTGACGACACGAAACATTCCATCCTGAAGATTTTCTGTCCCAGTTCCCGGAGAAGCTTCGCGCACGGTAAGCGTTGCCGTAGCTGCATCAGATAGAGCAACCGCCTTGTAGGCAGCAATCCGATCTAAAATATCAAAGTTAAAGTTAGTGGTATCACCCCAAGCTCCGGTTTGATCCCCCGAAGCCATCTCCTCAATGCCAAAGTTTGTCGTATATGCTGAAGCCATAATTCCACCTTATGCTGCTATTAACACCCAATTTGCGGTTTGAGTTGTATCTACTACGCTCCATACATTGGGGGTTACCACAAAACTAGCCGCTTCGACACCGGTAACAGCAAAAGAAACTCCTACACCAAGGTCCCCAATTTCACCAACTGCTTCGACACCTGTGACGGTGTGAATACCTACCGTAGCAACGGTGGCGCTTCCTATCGCCCCCGCGCCTTGAACCCCAGTGGCAGTGAGAATTGAATTAGTAACAACACTGACAGTGCCAATGGAATTGGAAATTTCAAGCCCAGTAGCCCCTACGGTTACACCAAGCTTTACTATCCCAGATTGGCTCCAAGGTCCGCTACTCCAAGTCCCTCTTCCCCAACCATATCCTAAACCTAACGATCCAGCCCCTTCAACACCTGTGACCGTTGTGACACTTGACGCCGAAGCAGTAGCAGTTCCTATCGTTCCCGCACCTTGAACCCCACTAACAGTCAGAATTGAATTAACAGCAATACTGATAGTGCCAATGGAATTTGTGCTCTCAAGCCCAGTAACCCCTATGGTTACACCAAGCTTTATTAACTCGGAACCTAACGCTCCAGCCGCTTCAACTCCAGTAACCGCTAATGGAGCCGGTTGACTCCAAGGTCCGCTACTCCAAGTCCCTCTTCCCCAACCATATAACTGGGACACTTTATAACTCTTACGCTATACGAATGATGGCGTTATTGGCGTCGTTCGCAGGATATTGAATAGTAAAGTCGCCGGCACTGGATGATTTGTCCCCACCAAAATCAAGTACGCACACGGCGGGATAGGCGGCATGATTCACGGTAGCGCCTGTTCCTGCTGTATTCAGCGTCGAGTTATAAATAACCGCGCACCTTGCTCCTGAAATAGTGGAAGTTGACCACGTAGTATCGGCAAAATCCAAAAAGGCAGTGGGAACAGAAGAACTATTATCGGAAAGACCCAATGTAACACTACCAAGGGCTTCGCCACCCGCCGAATAGGCGGTGCCGGTTACTTCATTTGTAGCTGAATAACCAGTGAGATCCTCATTGGCATCTGTCCGACTGGAAGTAAACATAGCAATTTTGAAGGTATCCGCTGAAATACCAGAAGATCCGGTTCGAGTATGGTCAAGCCAGAAGTGGATGCCTACTGTGATTTCCTTCTTGTATGTGCCGCACATGGCTTGGTTGATAGCCATTTCACAATCTCCTTATGATTTCAGCCATGTCCGCATGACCCTGTTTCTTGAGCAATGCCCAAATAGTCGTTCGCTCACTTTTCGCCATCTGCTTCAAGTAATAAACTATTATATCCTTGACCTTATTTCTATACGCAGCCGCTTGATCCCGTATGGGGTGAGGTGCTGTTTCACTAACTAACATGATCTTGTTCATGGCCATTTCCGCGATCTGTTCTGGAGTATGACCCCTATTATTTGAAGTAAAAACTTGAACTTGACCCAAATCTCCTTGTGCGTTCGCCTGGAACATCAGGCACTTTCCCTCCTTATGCGGTCATACCTATATTCTTCCTTGGTCTGTTGCGCTTCCCCGAGATTTTTGAGTCCCTGGAGAGATTCCGTGTAGCGGTTGTTATAAAACGTCAACAAATCTTGTTCCCCCTTCATAAAGGTATATGCCTCTACCAGGCTCCCATACAGCATGGCTAATTGTGCATTATCCCCTAGCCAGCTAGTGCCATCAGAAGTGACCGTTATCGAAGTTGGTCTAAAGAAATAATGCAGTTCCATGGTGAGGGCGTCATTGGGAGTAGGAGCCAATAAAAAGGTTTCGTCGTTCCAATCCCCGTAATATTGAGGCACACTAGTAGTAGCGGGATTGGGGGTATAATCCTGTAAAAAAGTAACGTGTTTATAGAGCAGGAATTCGTTACTCGAATCGTTTACAACACTTAAAGAAAAAGGGGCCAAAAAATCACTTGGTTTGGAAAGAAATTTCGTGGATGCTGTGGTGGAACCCTGTGAATTCTTTCTGAACACATCTAATTGGCACTCTTTAAGAATCCGTTCTTCAGTATTCACGATGAATCGAGTCAGATTGTTGGTAAATGTAGTTTCTGAATTATCTGTATAATCCTGAATAGCCGTCTTTAGTGTTGTGAATGTAAAAGCCATACTACGGACTCACTGTTACAGGTCCCGCAGAAGCAAAACCGCCCCCACCTCGGACAGATCCGCTTGTGGCGGTCCCACTACTGGCCGTAAAGGTATAATTATCATCATCGACTTTCGTAATAGAAAACCCAGCGGCACTTTCAATCATACTCTCCGTAAAACCATCAAAAGCCTCTACAGTACGGAATCTAACAGTATCTCCTGTGCTTCTGCCGTGTCCGGGTTGCAACACATTAATAGTTGTCGATCCAGAATCTCCTGACCGGAATGGATTAAACTGGAGCAGAACCTGTACTGGGGGTTCCACCCTGTCGGGCCTACTAATCCGTAAGGATTGAGGATCAGCAAGGACTTTTGGCGGCGTCAGTTGAGGTTGTTTCGCTTCAAATTCGTCTCTCCCAACAAGAAAGCCGTTCCACTCTAGTTTCATATCTCTGAGGTGATAGGCTCTACCAGACATGTCAGAGATGCCCAAAGCATGTTTGTCACTTGCGTATCTTGCCATGTTACACCCTTAAAGATCGTGCGGTGGGAACAAGACGAAGAGGA